AAAGGTTGGAGAGTAGATGAAACTATTGGTATAGCATGTGAAGTTGATTGTCGAAACGAGGATAGAATATTCAAAGAATATAAGTCTATTAAATTACCCGAAAATTTTGAAGAACAAGCACGAGGTTGGAAGGATTGTTGTTGTGAGCAATTAGTACTTGGCGATAAAAAATCAAAAGAAACATGGACCAACGATTTGACAAGTTTTTGGATTAAGTTATCCGATCAGAATGATTCTGCTGCGTTCTACATCAAAAACAATGAAACAGGATTTACACAACAATTAAATGCAATAGAATTTGTCAATGAGCCTAATGCATTTTATGCAACAGTAAATTGGGGAATTATTCTTTCAGATATTGGTGTTGGTTGTTATGAATTGTACATTGAATATAACATCTCTGGCATCATTGGGACTATTAGTTGGGGTTCATATCAGTTGAAACCATACTCGATCGAGAATGCTATGAAAACTGCACGAGTAAGTGCGAAGTTTGATGGATATCATGAAATCGAAGGTATTAACTTTAGTGGTAGTAACGTAGCAAGTACATTTAGATTCTATGGATTTATAGGATTTAGACAGCCAAACTATGAGATCGATAATTTGATTTATGGAGATAGACAAATGAAACGTAACCTACGTGAAAATCTAAATTCGTATGAAATCATCACAGATCCTGCAGATGAATGTATAATTAGACCATTGGTAGAATTGTATTTGTTGTCTGAAAATGAATTGTACATTTCGGATTACAACGTGCATAATCATTCATACAGATATTTAGACCTTCCTGTAATTGTACAAGAAAGTCCGAAAATTGAGTATCCCGATGAGTTTGCTAGAAAAGCATCATTGACATGTACTGTTGGCGATAAGTTCAAGAATAAACGTACTTACTATTAAGTTTAAAAAATAATGTAATGAGAGAGATATATTTAGTAGAATATTATTACAAGATGCTCACAAATTATATGGAATTAACCATTTATAATGTGTACAAGGGCGAAGGAAAAGAATTATGTAGTAAATTCTATGTGCCATTTTCTTCCACTACAATTAGAGCAGTATCCAATAATGCAATTCTATCTTCACAAGAATACATCGGATTTGACATTGTAGTGGATCAGGTGTCCATGACTAAAGTATACCAATTAAATCAATTCAAAAGTAAAGAAGCGAATCTATTTTATTTGGTTGATGAAAAAGGAGAAATTCAACAAAAATATGAGGAATTTTTACTTACGTTACTGAATAGTATAGGAACATCAAATAGTGGTGGTAATGTAGTAAATTTCAGTGATTTATTAGGTAATGTCAATGAATTGAAAAACAAAAATGTATTTCAAGCAAAATTTGTATCAAGTTTACAGCGATATTATATTGCTCAAATGTATGAACCATATATGGATCGATGGTTTGATGTGAAATGTGCTTCATTAGGTATTGATTTTACAGGATTTGAATTTAATCCTTGTTATCAATATGTATTGTTAATTGACACATACAAAAGAAAAAAGTACAAGAAAACAAATAGAGATACAGGTGTAAGAAAGTATTCAAAATCAAAGTATAAACACGCAGATCAAATTTCTATGCGAGACACAAATAGAATTAATGAAATCTACTTTGATCCATTTAAAGATAATGTTTGTTATTTTGATTTTAATCAGCATAATTACTTTAACGCATATAGTCCTTATCCTACAGGAATAGGAAAAAAATACAGAAAGTTAAATTTAGGATTTAGATTGCGAATAATTGATAGAGAGCAATTTAAAGAAACTGATTATATTTGTTTTTGTAAAATGTTAATGAATAAGAATAAGAAAGGTATTGAAGGAATATCTTTTTGTAAATAGATGTTTAAGGCTATGGGACTAATTTAAGAAAACCGAAGAGGTCTGGAACTCGTTAAAAACACCAATGAAAGTTGGGACTATTAACGAGTTTCATTCCTAGTTGGATTTTATAAAAGATGACGCATGAGGTACTTTATGAGTCATTATAATTAGTCCCATTTTATTGTAAAATAATGGAAATATTTAATTGGATAATCGCATCAATGTTGGCAATAGTATCGTATTTTTTACGTGATTTGCATAGTCAGTACAAGGAACATAAAAAAGGTTCAGAAGCAAAGAATCTACATTTTAGTGAAGAACTTGGAAAGTTAAAAGGTAAGATAGAAATGGTGCAACAACAGGCAGTAAATGATATAACAAGAATCGAGCAAATTACTCAATTAAAGTTAGATCAAATATCCAAAGATGTAGCCGAATTGACAAAAATTATAACACAACTAGTAAAGCAAAAATTATGAATATATTTGGAAGAATATTATCAAGAACTCCAAAGAAAGACAAGTACATCGGTAAATGGTGTACTTTTCTTGGTGTATTGAGTGGCACAATCCTATCGACAGGATTTGTACAAAATGAAACGATAGTATTTGTACTATCTGTTGTATCGATTACTCTAGGTGGAAAAGCATTGTATCATGCACAAAAAACTTATAGATAATGGTAAGAAAATATACAGACAAAGAACTTATTGAACAAGTAAAAAAGTTGAAAACCTTTAGAAGCATTCCTTCCAACAGATGGATATTGGGTGTTCGAAGTAAGGCTGATTTACCAAATCTTTTTGATGATAAGTTCTACATCTTTGAAGGAGAAAAATTCATTGATGTAATTACAGGAACAACAAATGCAGGACTTACTGTATTGAAAAACTTCTATAAGTACAACAAAAAAGGTGCTGCGGTATTGGCATCAGATCGTTGGTATTATGATGTTTGGACATATGGTATGCATAAAGGTAAAATTCCTGCGTTGCTTCAATTGGGTTCAATGGTAAGTGTGTTTCGAGATAACGATCGTGATGATAAAGCAGAAGAACTTGGTAAAGCAGAAACAGGATTTTTTGGAATCAACTTCCACTTGAATGATTACAATATTCAATCCAAATTGTCAAAGAAAATGATTGATAGTTGGTCTGCAGGTTGTCAAGTACCAAATGAAACATTGAAGTACATGAAACAAATGCATTATTTCGAGAAATGCGGCCATAAGGTATCGTATTGTTTGATAAAAGAATTCTAGTTACGACTTGAATGCTAAAAAGAAGCCTACATAGATTATGTGGGTTTTTTTTTGCCCAAACTGAAAAATAATTTGCACCAACTGAAACATATATAAAATAAATACGTATATTTACATATATATAACAAAACAAAATTTCAAAAAGATGAAGAAAAAACGAATCAATGAACAAATTAGACTTACAAACATCGTCTTAAAAAAACTTGGTATCGATATTGAATCTTTCTATGTAGTTAGTTTCGGTAGATCCGTAAGTTTACAGGGCGATTTCAATTCCGAAGTAGTCAGAAAACTAACCAAATTTAATCCAACAGTAAATGATGCAGGTTGGGTGGTCTTGGAAATTGGTAAATACATCAATATAACACTTACATAATATGACAAAACGAGTATACGCAGTATCGCACGTAACAGGTTACACAAGCGAAGCACAAATTGATTTATTCTATACTTTAGAAGATGCGATAAAGCATTTCGAAGAGATAATCAAAAGCACATTACATTTTTACATAAATCATCAAGGTTGGAATTTGGAAATTCTTAATTTAGAGCAATCAAAATTAGAAGATGATTTTGGAATTTCAATTGATGGAGAATATGACATCACTTGGGACTCAATCGAAGTGTACGAAAGAGTATTTATTCAAGAACTAAAAATAAATTAAAATGAGTATTATTGAATTAAGACAAAAGGTCAAAGAATTAGCATTGGAACACCCACTATTTAAAGAAGAATTATATGACTTCTATTATTTAGCAGTATCCGAAATAGAAGAAGGCGGATCAGAAATGCACGAGTGCGAATTAGCATACAATGATATGCTGGAATTGGTTGAACAACATTAAAAAAAAGAACATGGAAGCAAAAGTAAAAACATGGTTGCATAACATTCATAATGGCAACATCAAAAGTAAGACACAGATCATTTTAAATTGTATTTATAGTGAGTCTGAATCGGGTGGAATTGACACAAATTCATTGAGAGAACGATTGGGTATTGCACATCAAACTTTGACAGGCATCATATCGACATTGCAGGACAATGGTTTGGTCAAAGTTATCGATGTCATTGAGCATATGAACAATTGGTATTCGGTTTATCAATTCGTTGAAGATCCAATTGAAAGAGTATTTCTTAAAAACCAAAGGGAAAGAGAAAAAATACTAAATTGGTTGAAACAAGGTATTGTTAAACACGCTGATCATTGCAGCCCATTATTCAAGAAATTACTAAAGAATAATTACGATGAGATCCAACATGGAGATGCATCACATATCCAATTGACATTATTTTAAATGCAAAAACTAGCATTTTATTTACGCATTTAGATTGTCATTACCAAATAAATACGTATATTTATAGAAACAAAACAAAAAAGAATATGAAAAATTTTCACGTAACATTTTATTACGACAGAAACGAACCATTACTTGGTGGTCATACTGTCGAAGCAGACTCAATTGTCAACGCAATTGGTAAGTTTCTATTGGAAACCGAAATTGACGTTCAAGAAATCAAATATATCGTTGAGGTATGAGTTTCGTCTTTGAAGTTAATTGCAACATCTGTGAAGATGGGGTAATTCTAGTTGGTCCCTCTTGCTCCTATCCTGCAAGTATGTGTTGTGGGGGTTGTTACCAAGAAATCAGTTGCGACCATTGCGGTGGTTCGGGTAAAATTACTGCTGAATTCAGCAATGAATATTTACAAGAAATAATTGAGTTTCATTTTGATGGCGAACTAGAAAATGCACACGAGTTAGTAATGGAAATCATCAAAAGTGAAAGCAACTAGAAAAACAATCCAAATTGACATTGAATACTTCGATAGATCTGAATTAGGTAAAATATTTGATAGTATTCTTGAACAAGTAACTGCAGGTAAAACAAATCACTTTGAAAGTAAGGATGCAGAAAGAGTATATGCATGGAGTTTACAATTTGATGTAACAAATGATTTTCGGGAAGAACAAATCAATGGTGTATGGTGTAGAATTTATAAATCAAGATTAAATGAGTAGAGAACTTCCATACTTCAAATTTTTTACATCGGAATGGTTGAATGGAGATATAACACTAGAGGATTATGAATTGCAAGGTTTATTCATAAATGTATGTTCTTATTATTGGCATAAAGAATGCAAGGTAACATACGAGCAGTTGATTAAAAAATTCCATTCCAATAGATTAGTCGAATTAATCGGAGAATTTATGACTCACGATGACGAAACAAATCGTGTTTACATTAGTTTTCTAGATGAGCAGTTCAAAGAGTTCGCAGTAAGAAAAGAGAAGTTATCACAAGCAGGTAAAAAGGGTGCGGCAATCAAGGCTATGCAAAAAGATTCAACCACCCTTCAACCACCCTTCAACAACCCTTCAACAATAAGAGAAGAGAAGATAAGAGAAGAGGAAGAGAATATAATAGAAGATAATAATACTTCTGTTTCGACTAAAGTCGATGGGCTTAATTTTAAGGCAATGTTGTCATATTACAATCAACTTTACGATAAAAAATGTAGCGTTATATCAGATAGCGTGAAAAGATCGTTTAACGCTAGGTTAAAAGATGGATACACTAAAGATGATATTCGAAACGCTATGTTAAATGTCAAGCAGGATTCATTCCATAAAGAACAAGACTACAAATATGCAACATTGACATATTTCAGTAGGGCAAAAACACTAGACACTTATGGTCAAGAAAAGAAGGTTACTAACAAAAAATACGTTCCACGATGAATAAAGAAATCAAAGTGCTATTCGGTATTATGATGAGCATTGAAAAATCGGAAGTCCGATACGTGCTATCAAAACTTAAACCCGAATGGTTCACTTTAGAAAATGAAAAAACAGTCTACAAACTAATTGTTGACTTAATTGCAGACAATGAAGAGGTCAATTTGTTGTCAGTTACTATGAGAGGTATGAAAGAAAAGATACCTACAAAGAATATCCATATTTATACATCAGAATGTGTATCTAGTGTAAGTCGAACTGACTATCTAAATGTTGACATAATCATTGAAGTTATCAAGTACCATTATGTTACCACAGGTGTCAAGGATACATCTCAAAAACTGAATGATTTACTATCTAATGATGACATTGATTTTGACAAATATGTTGACATATTAAATGATGGAATTCGGCAATTTAGCGATGAAATGCTGATAACCGAACAGACCATACAGAATATCGTAATGAATGTACTTGATCGACACGAAAAAGCAAAACATGGCGATATTGGTGGAATATTACTTGGCTTCAATAATATGCGTGATGACATCATTCTTGAACCTGTAGATATGATGGTTGTCGGGGCAAGACCTGCAATGGGTAAGACATCGTTTGGGGTTGCGACCTTATGTCAACTTGCCTTCCACGAAAAACGAAAGGTTGTGTACTTTAACCTAGAGATGAGCAATAGTCAATTGATGCGTAGGATCATATCAAACTTGACAGGTATCGATAGTAATAAAATCAAAAAAGGTCTATGTAGCGACAAAGAATTGAATCAGATCCACAGCGTAATTACAATGCAAGAAATGAATAACATCACATTGTACGAAGGCAGTCATACAATTCAACAAATGAAAATGAAATTAACGGAGTTGAAGTATAGCAATCAAGTCGATGTATTCATTGTTGACTACCTACAGAAAATAACACCTGAACGTGGTAAGTCTAGGTACGAGCAAGTTACGCAGGTATCCAACGGCTTGAAGTACATAAGTCAGAACATGAAAATACCAAGTATAGCACTTGCACAACTCGGTAGAGATGCAGGTAAACATGGTAATCGACCAATATTGCCCGATTTAAGAGAAAGTGGCGAAATTGAGCAAGACGCATCAATTGTTGCCTTCCTTCACAGACCCGAGTACTATGGTAATATGACAGATGACATTGGTCGTAGTACGGAAGGTTTCGCTGAATTTATAGTTGCTAAAAATAGAGAAGGCGAAAATCCTATACTTGAATTTACTGTTGACCTTAAAACTAGTCGATGGATTGACAATGCGCCACAAAAGAATAACTTTGTAGAACCATACAATGGATTCCATAATGACAATCCATTCTAAAATAGAAGTTATGCCAAAATGTAAAAATTGTAAAGAGAAGTTTGAACCTAGATTTACATCGTTTGAAAAATATTGTTGGAATTCGGATTGCAAGTTAATCGAAGCAATGCAGAAACTAGAAGCCAACAAAAAGAATGAAGAAAAAGAATGGAACAAAAAAAAAGCGAAGATCAAAAAATCCTTGTTGACTAATTCAGATTATTTGAAAATGGCACAACAGGTATTCAATGCTTACATTCGATTAAGAGACAAAGGTCAATTATGCATATCATGTAATAAGAAACCATTGAAGGAAAATGCTGGACACTACTTTTCTGCAGGTGGACATTCAAGTTTAAGATACAATGAGGATAATGTGCATTTGCAATGCGAACATTGTAATACATTTTTGAGTGGAAATTTGTTGAATTACCAAGTAGGCATCCAACAAAGAATAGGTGGAGAACGATTGTTGAAGTTGCACGAAAAAGCACATGAGATCAAAAGATGGTCAAGAGAAGAATTGGAAGAAATAATCACTAAATACAAAACAAAATGCAAGGAATTGACGAAGTAATTCATGAAGTAACTACAATAGTAGAATGGTATAAGAACCTGCCAAAAGATTATTCAAATATTGAAGATTTGATGTACGCAAGACAAAAGATTTGTGGCAATATGTTTATGTTGGCAGTCGATCTTGGTAAGGCTAGGCAGTATTGGAAGGAATGCGAATTTGAAACAGAGATCGTTAGAAGAAGAACAATGGCAGAAATGATTGCAGATGGTGTAGCGGTTGGAAAAGCAGACGCATATGCTAGAGCAGATAGTTTGGACTCATTAAGCGAAGAACATGTAGCACAATCAAGTTATCACACATTGAAGTTTATCATGGATTCAACACAGGAAGTCAACAATACTATAATGCAACATATTAGTACGTTGAAAAAAGAAAGAGAAAGTAGCCCTCAATATACGTAAAAATATTTAGCATAAAAATGAAATTATTTTAGGTTAGAGTGTTGTTTATATAAAATAAATTCTTATATTTACATATACAAAAAAACAAAACAAAAACGAAAAGTATGAAATTAGTTTATGTAGTAAGTGGTTCTCACGATGGAACAATTGGGGTTTACGGAAACGTAAAAGCAGCATACGAAAAATGTCTACAATACCTTCGGGAATGCGAGGTAAAGACATCGTATGGTCAGGCATTAAAAGGATGCAAAAAATGGGGTTGCACCATTGAAACCGATGAGTACGATATGAGTTGCACCATCGATTGTTTTTACCTAAATCAAATGTAATATGAGATATGCAATAATATTTATAAGCGCATTGATCATTGAAATATGTTCTACGTTTTATGTCCATTACATAACAGAAGTAAATGCATTAGGAATGATGTGCTTTGCCTTTATTGGTCCATTCTTGGGTCTGCCTTTCGGTGGATATATGGTAGAATCTAAACTATGGAGTGAGAGAATTAAAATGGCATTTGCTTTAGCGTTTGGATATGTTTCCGGAGTATTAATTGTAATAAATTTAATCAAATGAATTGGAAGGAAATATATTTTAGAATCCTGCACACACTAGCCGGAATTACAATTGGATATTTAATGTTTGGATAATTGAAGAAATATGAAAAAGTTAAAGAAAGAAGCAAAAGAACTCATCAATTGTGGTAACTCCAAAGAAAAAGCCGAAGGTTACGGAATGATGAAAGTAATTGCCTACATCGAAATGTTACACATCTATGAATTATGGAATGAAGATTTGAATTCCACTACAGCAGTAATCAGAGTAAAAGACTTGAATAAATTATGAGAAAAGAATTGAAAAAATACCTAGCAGTAAAGTTATTGTTTCTAGCATTAAAGGTAGTTCCAAATGGAAAATTCAAATTTAAGTACATAGAATTCCTGCAAAAAAATATTGATATTCTATGAAAAAAATATAAAATAAATTTGTATAATATCGAAAATAAATTCGTATATTTACTGAATAAACAAAACAAAACAAATTATGAAAATTCCAGAAATTAAAATCAGTTTCAAACTCGGAAATGTAAAAAAGTCGGAGTTGACACAAATTACAAGTAGTCGTGATGGATACGAAGTATTTAAGCAAATATTTGATGCAGACACAATCGATTGGATTGAAGAAGCAATTGTACTATGTTTGAATAGAGCCAATAAAGTAGTAGGCTTCTACAAATTATCATCGGGTGGAGTAGGTGGTGTCATTATGGACACAAAAGTAGTATATACTGTTGCTTTAAATTGTGGGGCATCTTCAATAATAATTGCACATAATCACCCAAGTGGTCAATTGAATCCAAGCGATGCTGACATTAGAATAACCGAAAATTTAAGAAAAGCAGGAACAATAATGGATATCCCTTTATTAGATCACATCATTGTAACCGATGAAGGTTACTATTCATTTGGAGATGATGGAAAACTTTAAAATAATAGAAGATATGGATATGATCGAAATCGGAAACGATAAATGGCAAGTAATCAATTTGTCAAATGGAGAAGTATTACATCAAGGAGATATTTATAGTTGTGAAAATTATATGCTATCAATACACATGATGATGACAGGAATCTAAAACAACAAGAAATATGAAAACACAATGGATTGAAAGTGAATGTGATTTTTGCTACGGAGAAGGATATGATGATGGTGAAATTTGTGAAAATTGCAACGGTACAGGTGTCATTAAAGAATTGAATGTAATTAAACAACAAGAACAATGAAAGAAACAGCAGTAGAATGGTTAATTGAAAGATTAATGAATGGTCAAGTAGATAATAAAATGTTAGAAACAGCCAAAGAAATGGAAAAGCAACAGATTGTTGATGCTTATTACGAAGGTAAAGAATATGGATTTTTAGAAAAAGGAGAACAATACTACAACGAAACATTTAAACAACAATAAAATGAAAAAAACATTGCATAAGTAGTGTTATATATCAAATAATTTCGTATATTTACAGGACAAAACAAAACAAAAATTTATGGAAAAAAGAGTTTTTAAGTTAGATCAAAATTGTAGGTTCATTCAAGAACTATCAGATGAGAAGGCAGTATTCAATTTGAATGGAGTTAGTACATCACGAGCATATTACAACTTGATCGTATCAATTAGAGATGTTAGGTTATATTCAATAGGATTAAAACCGCACAGAGGATGGAAGATAACCGATGTAAAAAAATACTTCGGAGTCAAAGGAGACGCAAAGTCGATTCATGCACAACTAGAATCAATTAAGAATTTATTAAATCAGAACTAATGAGTAATCTAGCAAAAGCCATATTGGCAGTAATGAATGAAGTCAAAGGCATCGACAAAACTATGAATGTTGGTACAGGACAAATGTCATACAAGGGTGTACCCGACCAAGAAGTAAAAAAGATAATTGGTCAAGCAATGCAAAAAAACGGATTGGTGCTAATTCCAACAAGTATCGAACCAAAAACACAAGTTAGTGAGTGGGAAGAAACTAGTCAGTATGGAATCAAACGTAAGCAAAGTGTATTCACAGAAGTAGTAACCAAATACACACTATTGCATGAAAGCGGAGAGAACATTGAAATATGCGGATATGGACATGGTGTTGACTCACAAGATAAAGGTGCAGGTAAGGCTACTACATACGCATTGAAGTATGCACTACTATATATGTTCCTAGTACCAACAGGTAAAATTGACGATAGCGATGCTACTCATTCAGAAGATATTCCTGTAGCACCACCAAAGCCGATAGCAATCAAAAAGAAAGGTAAAATATCCAATGATCGTTTCGTAAAAGCACTTGAAAAAATTGAAAACAATGAATATACATCAACTGCTTTAAAGGCTGCATTCGAATTGACAGAAGAGCAACAACAAATATTGGATGAAAAAATAATTGAAATCGAAAAACAAAGCAAAAATGAAGAACAGGTACATTAATGAAAATGGAGAGTTAGTCTTAAGACCAAGTAGTATTGGCAACATTATGGCTAATGGTAAGACAAAAGGAGAACTATCGGTAGGTGCAAAAACCTACATCAAAACATTGTTCAAAAAAATCTATCTAGGGTATGATGATTTTCTAGAAGGTAAGGAAATAGAAAAAGGATTGACCCAAGAAGATGAAGGTATAGAACTTGTAAATTTATACTATGGTAAGAACTACAAGAAAAATACCATCACAGTAACCAATGGATACATGACAGGTACTTGCGACATCAAACATGGAAATTACATTAGAGACATCAAGTTATCATGGTCGAAGAAAACATTCCCTTTATTCAAAGAAGATGCAGGAAACACGATGTATGAATGGCAATTGAGGGCATACATGATGTTGTATGACAAACAAAAAGCATTCTTGGACTACTGCTTAATTGAAACCAATCCAAAATTGATACCTAAATGGGAGTCATTGGATCTGCACAAAGTAAATGATCTTCCACTAAATATGCGAGTAACTACACTCGAGTACGAAAGAGATTACAAACTAGAAAGCATGATTATTGAGAAAATTGAGTTATGTAGAATAGAATGGAACAAGTTAAAAGAACAATTTAAAATCAAGTAAAATGGCAAAAATCACAGGTAGAATAATTTCAATTGGAGATGTAGTGGTTGTCTCGGAAAAGTTTAAGAAACTAGAATTTGTAGTAGAAACTGCAGAGCAATATCCACAACGATTGCAGTTGCAATTCACACAGGACAAAGTAGAATTGATGAAATATTACAATGTCGGAAGTAATGTAGATGTAAATGTAAACATCAAAGGTAGAGAATGGGCAAATCCTCAAACAGGAGAGTTGCGATACTTTATGTCATTAGACGCATGGTCCATAAGTAACATCGATAGCAATGATGCACAACAACCAAGTAAGCCAATGGGTAATATCGAGCAGAACTTCCAAGAAGAAGCGATACGAAATATGGCAGAAGAAGATGATGATTTACCATTTTAAAAAGAAAAGATGAAGATTAAAAACATAGAAGATTTGAGCAACATAAGCATTGAAGTTGCTAGAGTAATCCAAGAGCATTTAGAAAAGACAGGAGAAAGCACAACTGCATTCGCAAATAAAGTGTCAGTACACCCATTACAATTGCTAGGATTCCTTCGGAGAGAAAGAGGAATGCATATTGATACCATTGAACGAATTGGTAGAAAAGTTAAAGAGAGTAAGGTTTAAAACCCTTACTTTTTTTTTGCACACAAGTTTCAAATCAAAAATAATTTCGTATATTTATATAGAACAAAACAAAATGAATTATGAGAAATTGTATTAAATGTATGGATGAAATTAATCCAAAAAGACTTGAAATTATTCCATCTACAAGAACATGTGTCAAATGCAGCGATGTAGAACGAGTATATGGACACACAATCATCACAGGTAAGCATACCTATTCTGAAATTCAAATAGTGGATCGTGCAACTTCTGAAAATATGTACAAACTCGGATACCGAAAAGGTCAAGGTGTATCAAAGGGGGTAATGTTTAAATTTAATTCAAAATGCTAGGTTATTAAAAATAATTTCGTATATTTACATCACAAAACAAAACAAAGAATATGAGTAGAAGTTATCCAATATGGAACAAAATCCAAGCATGTATTTATCAATCAGATAAATCGTTTGGGGCAAGAGACGAAAGCACAACAACAGTATTGGTTGGATCAAGTGCAAGTAACTCACACGAATTAGTAAATCATAGAACAATAAGAAGAGAGAACGATAAAGAAGTCGTTTTTAAATTTTATGTAGATGATATAAAAATCAAAGAAATGATATTTGAAAAAGATTCAAAACGCAAATTGTCTAAAGAACCAAGTATAAATACATTTTTATCAATAAAAGAATTGTAATGTTATCGAAGAAATTACATAGAAATCTAGAAGTAGGTCTTAATCGACCTATTTTTTTGTATAGTAATGAAATAACATTAACTTTGGAGTCTAGTCTACTTTTCGTAATTCTAGTTTTGTTTTGTATTAAGGGTGGTGTTATATTAGCACCACCTTTATTTTTTAAAAAAATTGTATGAAAGTATTGAAATTAGTAATTGGAATAATGTTGATACCTGTAGCGTATGCATTATTTGTTTTAGATCGTATGGTAATGGGTATGTTCTTCCCTCATTATGCGCACCCGACATTTATTTTATGGTGTGATGTGAAGTATAGTACATTGGCATTGTTAAGAATGATATTCATATCATTAGTCATTGGAATTAGTTATTGGATTTTTGCATAAAAGATAAAGAATATGAAGAAGTTATATCAACAAATCAAGTATAGGTTTATACTATCAGAAAATGAAAGAACAGCAATCAAAATTGGTTTCGTAGTGCTAGAAGAGTATAGTACAAAACGATTCTTTAGAAGAACCAATGTTGGTAAAGTAGTAAGTAAAATAATCAATAAGTAACATAAAAAACAAAAGTATGAAGTTTGAAATATCAGAAAAGATGCTAGTACCCATAAAGTCGGTACATTCAAATGATGGTCAAGTCGAAGGTTTACCAAAAAACCCTAGATACATTAAAAATGCAAAGTTCAAGAAACTTGTAAATTCAATTGCTGAATTTCCCGAGATGTTAGAGATCAGACCAATCATTGTCAATGAAGAGATGATTGTATTGGGTGGTAATATGCGATTGAAGGCATGTAAGGAACTTAATGTGCAAGAAGTATACATTCAAGTAGTAAAGAACTTAAGTATCGAGAAACAGAAAGAATTCATCATTAAAGATAATGTAAGTTTCGGTAGTTGGGACTTGGATGAATTGTTCACAGAAGATTGGGGCGAAGATATCCTAGAGCATTGGGGATTTGATGAATTGGTAAAAGACGATAAAGAATTATCAGCCGAAGAGATCGAAAGTAAATACGATGATAGCAATTGTGTGTATCCAATTATTCCTGTGTATGATGAAAAACACAATGCATTTATAATCATTGTTGAATCGGAAACGGAAGAAGCAGCAATCAGAACAAAGTTTAACTTCCCACAGAAAGCACAAAGTTACAAGAACTCGTTTCTAGGTAAGTCATTTATTTTAAACGCAAAAGACATATTGAATTAAGATGGAAAGAATATATTTAAAACAAGAAGAAATCGATAAGTTAATTAACCATAGAAGATGGGTGGACCATATTGAAAGATATTTATTGATTAGAAGATTTGTATACGGAAACGTAGTAGATCTAGGTTGTGGTACTGGGTATGGCACTAAATTGTTGTCAGAAAACCCAGATGTAAGTAAGGTAACTGCATTTGACATCAACAAGGAAAGTCTAGAATTCGGTAGAAATGAATATCAATACAACAACAAGGTTGAATTGACCAATAGTCTAGACCATTTGAAACACCTTGAAAAAGATGGAGTGGATGTAATGATTGCATTGGAATTGATTGAGCATATCAAAGATCCAAGTGAGTTCTACAAGTATGTAGAGATGTTAGATCCAAACATTGCGATTATAAGTTTTCCAAACAAGCCAAGTGTAAAGTACAACCCATTCCATCATCATGACTATAGACGACAAGATGTTTGCGACATTATGAATGGATATATCGCAGTAAAACACTTGGATATCAATGATGTAACAATTATGATTTTCATTAAAGCACCAAGAAAAATGCCGAAGGAAATCTACCATAATATCCTTGACCTATGGCATTAACTAAAGTAATCGTAAGTCATAAAAGACATGACACTATCATTACTCATAAGATAATTCCAAATTGTGTAGTTTGTATTCCCGAGAGTCAATTAGAGGATTACAAATTGCACAATCCTGATTTGAATTATGTAACACACCCCGATGAAGTAAAAGGTTCAAGTCCAAAGAGACAATGGATCTATGAAAAGTTTGGGGATTGTTTTATGATAGATGATGATATCATGAGCATGACAACGGTTTATCAAGGCGGTGGAGAAAAAACACGAGTATTGAAACCCGAAGAGATCGAAGGATTGATAGAAGATTTGTACCATATGGCAAAAGAAACAGGTGTGTACTTATTCGGATTCAATAGATCTGCAAACCCTGTAAGTTACACAGGCGGTCAACCAATAAAGACTAGAGGATTTATTACAGGTGGTGCATACGGACTAATCAAAGGCAGCAAGATATTTTTTCCCGATTATTGGGACTTCGTAGGAGATGATTATTTCTTAAATGCTATCAATGCATACTACCATAGAAAGTGTTTGATTGACGATCGATTTGCATTTGCATTCGCTGAAACAGAACATAGACAAGGCGGTGTTGCTGACTACAGAACGGAAGAGAAAAGAAAAGAAACCTATTTGTACTTGAAGAAACACTTTGGAGATAGTATCATTCCAAAGAAACCAAGTCCGGTGAAACCAAACATCATGAAATGGGAGAAAACTCTAAAAATTAAATTCTGATGAAAGTTACCATACTATCACATAAAAGACATGACGTTGTTACCACTACAAAAGTGGTTAATGACGCATGTCTAATTGTACCAAAGTCGCAAGAAGAATTGTACAAGGAACACAATCCGAATGTAGAGATCGTTACACATAGCGATGACATCATAGGAATAAGTGCAAAGAGAGAATGGACAAAGAATAAGTTTGGAGATGTATTTATGCTAGACGATGATATCAAGGCAATGAGAAGAACGTATCTGCCACCAAAAGAATCAAGAGACAAGTTAAGTCCTGATGAGGTAACAGGTATATTGTTTGATACATACTTCATGCTTAAAGAACAAACCGAGATCAAGTACTTCGGTTTCTCCAAAAGTCCTAGTCCTTTACACTACAATGTAACTAGACCAATAATGATGAATGGATTTATTCAAGGATGTGCAATGGGTATTATCAATGATGATAGGCTGCACTTCCCGAATATACCAACGATGATCGGAGAAGATGAATACATGTGCTTATTGAACCTACACTACAATCGCAAGATGTGGATTGACAAAAGGTTCTTCTTTGAATTCAAGACGAACAATTATAACATTGGTGGATGCGAAGATATTCGAAATGAAGAAAGCACTTTGGAATCGTACAAGCATTTGAAGAAGAGTTTTGGAGACTCAATAGTGCAGGATTTGAAGTCAACAAACTTGAAATGGAGAACAAAAATTAAGATATAACTCATTGTTATTCAATAAATTATACGTATATTTGATTATAACAAAACAAAACAATATGAAAGCAAAATCAAAATTACGTTTAATTAATGGCTATTCGGAATCGGCTTGGAAGTCATTGGCAATCAAATCGGTTCGCATTGGTTGGAGACAAGGACTTGAAGAATCGGCAAAAAATCTATCAAAATCGGGGTTGGCATCTATATTAGTCGGCTCACTATTCGAAGATGTTTTTCCTCATTCATTCAAGGACTTAAACGAATGTTACATCGACATTCTAAATCAAGATTGGCAATCTCTTTGTGAACGCAACACACTTCATGGAAGAGGATACGCACAACCCTTTTTCGATTACGCAGAAGAAGCATGTAGTACGGGCAAACTACAAGGGGACTCAATAACACGAGAAATCCGACAAAAAACCCAAATATCTTGGATTAATCCACGAGTTTACAATTGTCTTTGGACTTGGTACGTTATCAAACCCGAACCAAAAGAATTCGTAAGAACAATACTCGACCACGAATGGCAAGGTATGCCAAAAAACGTACTCGATGGACACACATACGAAGGCAAAAGAATGGGACTCGATTGTACCTTATTATCAGGACATTACGAAAACCATTTAGCAATTGGCAATAGAGTAATGCTTGAAGGGTGGGAACCAATTCGACAAGAGTTCATCAATGATGAAATTGTAGGACCAACTATTGAGCAAACAGCACTATTTTAAATTTTATTTATATTTGTCGAAATTGAACAAACTGAACAATATAAAAAGAAAAGTATGTCTGATCAAAAACGAACAGTAAAAGCAAAAGAAAATTTTATTGAAGCATTGAAAAGCACGTTAGGGAATATATCTCTAGCGTGTGATCGATGTAACATAGCAAGAACAACCTATTACAATTGGATATCAGAGGACAAGTCGTTTCATTCGCATGTCAAGGATATAGAAGAACGTAATCTAGACTTTGCAGAAAGTCAGTTGTTGAAAGGTATCAAGAATGAAAATGCCACGTTGTTAATCTTCTATCTAAAGACCAAAGGAAAGAATAGAGGATATGTCGAAAGACAAGAGTTTGAATTCAATAAAGATAAGCCAGACTTAAGTGGGTTGTCTACAGAAGAACTACTTGACTTGGTAAAAGATGAGGACTAAAAAAGAGGAAGCGGTATTGATATTGAAACAGGAACTGTCTAGGAGAAATCTTTGGCAGTTTTGTTTATACCTAGATTACGATTTTTTCATTAAGCGACCATTCCTTAAAGAAGTAGCAGACGCACTTCAAGAAATAGAGGAAGGCACAATCAAATCACTAGCAGTATGTATGCCACCTAGAGCAGGTAAATCATATATGGTGTCTGTGTTCTGTGCATGGACTCTAGGTAGGAATCCTAGTGAGTCAGTAATGCGTAACACTTGTACAGCGACATTGTATCTAAAGTTCAGTTACGATGTTAGAAGTATAGTAACAGGAGAGAAGTTCCAAGAAGTATTTGAAACTAGACTTTCTCCAAACAAATCAAACCTGCAAGGTTGGAATACAACAAGCAGTAAGATGGTTGGTTACTTCGGTGCGGGTGTAGGTGGAACGATTATCGGGTTTGGAGCAACCAAAGTTGGTATTACCGATGACTTATACAAAGGACTAGAAGAAGCATTGTCTGATGGAACAAATGATAAGATTATTCAATGGAAGGAAGCAACGCATGATTCACGTTTCGAGTCGGGTTGTGCTAGAGTAGATGTTGGTACACGTTGGTCAATAAATGATGTGATCGGTAGAAACATGAAAGAAGGTTTGTATGATAAGATTATCGTTATTAAAGCAATGACCGATGACAACAAATCGTACTGCGAAACTGCAATGACCACAGAAGAGTACATCGAAAAGCGTAGAAGAACTCCAAAAGAAATATGGTTGGCAGAATACATGCAAGAACCTGTAGATATGAAAGGTCGCTTGTTTGGTAATATTCAAACTATCGAGAATGATGAATTCCTTAAAATATCCAAATACTATGAAGAAGGCAAAGAGGTATCGAGAATTGAAGGTTGTATCGGATATGTCGATGTATCAGATCAAGGAAAGGATTATACTGCATGTGTTATAGCAGCAGTTATTGATAGTAAAATATATGTCATAGATTACGCTTATAGCAAAGACAACACAGATGTAACAATTCCTCTAGTAGCAAGTAAGTTGAACCAATGGAACGCATCGTATGTACGTGTAGAAAGTAATGCAATGGGAGCAATGTTCGCTAGGCAGTTACAAAACCATACCAAAGCAAAAGTATTGCAAGTACACAATAGTACGAACAAGATGACTAGAATAATTATGCAGAGTGCGTTCATTATGAACAACATGATATTTGTCAACACGAATAGTCCCGAGCAGATACAGTTTATGGACAATTTATTATCATTTTCAAAAGAAGGTGGTAATAAAAACGATGATGCACCCGATAGTTTAGCAGGATTGTCTATATTTGTTCAATCAATGTTTAGGAATTTAGAGTAATTTTGTTATAAATAGTTGTATGAAATGGCAGAAAATAATAATAATTGGAACTTTTTGGAGTCTTTTTTAGGACTAGACTTCAACAAAAATAAAAGATACATAGAGCAGTTTAGAAATTTTCTTCCTGTATCTAATCAAATATGGGGAGTGAAACAAGCGATATGGATTGATACCAATCATGCTTATAGACACTATTTAGAGATCCCCGAGTTACGTGCGGTTGTAGACAAAAGAGCATCAATGATGGCAGCAGGTAAGCCTTGTTTGTACGATAAGAACGGAGACAAGGTAGAAAACCATTGGATATATGACTTGGTAGCAAAACCAAATCCTGTTCAGTCATGGAGTGATGTAATCTATTCATTATCAGTTAATGACGCATTGTACTCAAATTCATTCGCTTATTGTCCTGAAAGATCGTTTAACATTAGAAACCTTATTGTACCATTGCCTTCACACAAGATGCAAATCAAATTGTCGGGCAAGACATTAAAGCAGTTAGATGTAGATGGATTGATTGATGGGTACAAGTTTACGTATGATGATGACCAAGTAGAAAACTTCGAAGCAAACGAAATCTTATACTTATGTACAACAGATGGACTGAATATAATTAATCCATCGTCAAAGATTGAATCGTTAAAGTACCCATTATCAAACATCAAAGCAGCATACAACAAAAGAAACGTATTGCTAGAGAATATCGGTGCAATTGGTATATTGTCGGCACAGAAAAGCGATATGGGTGGTGCATTACCTATGGATCCAAAAGAAAAAAAAGAAATTCAAATGGATTGGTATCGTAGAAGTAAAGATGAATTGATTATTACGGAAGCACAAGTAGATTGGAAACCAATGTCATTCCCGACTAGAGATCTAATGTTGTTTGAAGAGATGACAGCAGATAAGTTGGCTATTATCGATGCATTTGGATTGAATTCAAATCTATTCTCTAGTGAGCAAGGAAGCACATTTACAAATGTACGTGACTCAATAAGAATGGTGTATACTGATACAATCATTCCCGAAACACAACAAATGTATGATGTTATCTGCCAACAATTCGGACTGGCACAAGAAGGCTACAAGTTAGAAGCCGAGTTTGACCACCTTAAAGTACTGCAAGAAGATGAGGAAAGAATAGCAAATGTTCAAAGTACCAAAGCAGACACTTTGTTAAAGATTCAACAATTAGGAGTAGCACTTTCGCAAGAAGAGGTTAGGTTGTTGATGAATATTTAAAAAATTAATTAAATTTGACACATGGAAAGAGTTATAAATTCATATTCAACAAAAACGACTGCCGAGATTAAAGACATATCAGCAGATAAACGTGAAGTTGCTATTTACTTATCAAAGTTTGATAACGTGGATAGTGATTTGGATATGATTAAGAAAGGAGCATTTAAAAAGTCCATAGAAGAACGTGGACCATCGTCTGTTTCTAATCGTAAGATTGCTTTTCTACGTTACCATGATTGGGAACATCAGATTGGCAAATTCCTATCGTTACAGGAAGATGATAACGGATTATTTGCAGTAGCACAATGTGGTAAATCCACTAAAGGAGAAGATGCTTGGCAAGATTATCAAGATGGAATCATCAGAGAGCATAGCATTGGCTTTCAATACATTCAAGACAAGATTAAATGGGTTGATGACGCTACTATGGATAAGGGCGGTTACTATTTAATCAGCGAGGTAAAACTATTCGAAGGATCAGCAGTATTGTTTGGTGCTAACGAAGAGACACCTGTTATAGATGTAATGAAATCAGAAAACAGAAAAACATACGCACAGAAACTATCTACAGACATAGACCTAGTTACTAGAGCAATCGTAAAAGGTCAAGGTACAGATGATCGTTTGTATGAATTGGAAATGAAATTAAAATATTTGAATAATCAATTATTGTTACTCGCACAATCAGAACCGCTTGATGTAAAGCATTCTATAATTGTAGAGCCAACTTTGGTAGTTGAGAATTCATTTGATTGGAATACAGTAGTTAATAATTTAAAAATGTAAAAAGATGGCAGAAAACAATTTAACGCCCGAGCAAGTAGTTGAACAAATCGAAACAAAGTTCAACGAAAAAATGACTTCTATGGTTACAAAAAGTGACATTGAAGGATTGAAAAATGATGTAGAATCATTAAAAGGATTGACTGAAAAAAGTCAAGCAATTGAAACAGCAATCGCAGGTTTCGAAGGAAAGATCGAAGCATTGGCTGAAAAAGCACAAAACAACAAAGTTACTCGTGTATTGTCTATCGGAGAACAAGTTGTAGAAGGTTACAAAAGCCAAGTGGAAGAATTGAAAAGTGGTAAATCTTTAGAGTTAGACATCAAGGCTGACACTACAATCACAGGAGATTACACAGGTAACATCGCTTTGTCAACATTAGAAGCAGGTGTAAACAGAATCGCTAGACAAGTTCCTAAACTTCGTCAAATCGCAAATGTTGGAAGTACAGTATCTAAATTCGTTACTTACATTCAGCAAACATTAATCTCTACTGCAGGTTGGACAGCAGAAGCAGGTGTTAAAACCGAAGGAGAATTGAAATACCAAGAGGTATCAAAAGAAGTGAAAAAAGTTGCAGGAATGATCAAAGTATCCAAAGAAATGTTGGAAGATTTGTCATTTGTACGTAACGAAATCAATACTGACTTGTTAGCAACGCTAGAGGATCAGATTGAGAACTCTTTATTGAATGGTACAGGTGTTGGTGCTAACTTGGAAGGATTGTTGTCATTTGCTCAAACATTCGCTGCAGGTACATTTGCAACAAGTATTCCACAAGCAAATATCTCTGATGTTATTCGTGTTGCGGCTGCTACAATCGAATCAAATAAATTCATGGCTACACACGTAGTATTGAACCCAATTGATGTTGCTAAAATGCAGTTAACTAAAACATCTACAGGAGAGTACACTTACCCAATTTTCTACGTAGACAACTTGACAGGACAACCTAAATTAGCAGAATTGACAGTAGTTTCTACTACATGGATGACTGCAGGTAATTTCTTGGTTGGAGATATGTCAAAATCTAACGTAAGAATGCGTGAGAATATGAATGTTACTGTAGGATATGTTAATGACGACTTCCAACGTAATATGGTATCGATTTTAGCAGAAGCACGTTTAGTACACTATGTTAAAGCAAACGATGTAAATGCATTTGTTAAAGGTACTATTGCTACTGCAATTACTGCAATCAACAAACCATAAGTAACACCATAAATTAGCAAAGATGACTAGAAAACCAAAAAAACCTGTTGACATCAAGATTGATACTAAACACGTTGACATTGAATTCCACAGAGATGCAGAAGGAAATGTTAATGCTTCTTTAGATACTCCAATCATTGATGCAGAAGTTACCAAAACAGCAAAAGGTGTACATGTAAATGTTCATCTTGATGATGATAAAGAATATGAATTCGAATCAAATGGAAAGGAACATCACTTACCTAAAGGTACAGTATGGAAGATTACAGGAGAATTGGCTAAAATATTCTTGAAGAGAGGTTTAGGAAAATTAAAATAAAATAGTATGTTTTTAGAAGTATCTGATTTCACAGGAAAGTTTCAACTTCATACAGGAATGTATGATAAAACAAAGTTGGAGTCTTATATCGAAAGATATGAGAAAAAGTACCTTGTTCAGTTATTTGGAGTAGAACTATACAATGATTTTATGGGGGATTTGAATGGAGGTATTCCACAATCCCCCAACTTCATTAAAGTGTTTAATCCATTTAATGAACAACTTGACATGCGACATATTGCTATGTCAGAAGGGATATTGGATATGCTTAAAGGCTTTATTTATTTTGAATATGCCAAAGACCTCATCAATCAGATGACTCCATTTGGTAATGTCGCACAACAAAGTGAGAATAGTTCAGTTGTAACTCCTTTATACTCAATGATGTATGCAAGGTACAATGAATCAATTAAAACATATCGTGCTATTCAAGAATACATGCTATACAACTCATCAGCACCAACAGGGCAGATTTTACAAATTTGGTTTCCAAATAGTGGAGTTGGATACCCTAGTGATTTGATACAAGCATCATTTACAGGTGGTAGTGGTACAGGATACAAGTCAGATGTTCAAATGGAATTGATAGGCGGTGTAAAACAAAATGTATCTATATTGACAGGCGGTACAGCATACCAAAATGGAGATATTTTACCAACGACAGGTGGTTCAGGAAGTGGTTGTACAGTGCTTATTCTAACTAGTGCAGGTGTAGTAACTGATATAACAATTGAACATTCAGGTCAAGGATATGCATTGAATGATGTATTAACTATTGTAGGTGGTACTGCTACTTTCAAAGTTAATGGACTTGGCATTGGATCGATATACAAGTTGTCGAATAGTAATGCAGGTATTAATTACAAAATTGGCGATGTTTTAACTCTGCCAGGTGCTGCAACATCAAATGCTCAAATGGGAGTATTGTATGTAGGTCTTGGAGATTATCGTAAATGGAAAGGAAATTATTTACAATACGCTTATTGGTTATGACAAAGGAAATTTCTAGTATAGTACAAAATATAATTGCAGGTGTTGATAAAACAATCACAGGTAAGTATGATAGTATAACTAAAAGAACATACGTTTGTAAAACTAAATGGGCAAGAATTGGTAAATATGTCCTAGATTCAGAAGGTAGTAAATACCTAATAACTGAATTGGTAGATGATGAATACATCGTAACTGAACCGAAAGGTTTGGAAGGTGTAATCACATTGAACACTCCATTTTGGATAACAGGTACTAAAATATCTGCCAACCGAGAATGGACTATTTCGGGTAATCATTTGATTGAAAAGACACCATTGGTATGGTTGTTGGAATTGATTAGATACCAATCGTTTGGAAGAGAAAGTACTCTCGAATTTGAAACAGAATTAAGGTTATTCATTCTAGATGAAACGAATATCACTAATTTCTATGTAGCAGACCATAGAGAACAAGTAGTACTTCCAATGGAGAATCTAGCGAATGAAATAATGAAAGTTATCAATAGTAACAGAAAATTTGTTCGTATTGATAGTTATGGTATCTATTCTTTTAGTAGGTTTGGGGTTGAAAAAGAGTCGGGAATGTTTCAGAATATTCTAGATGCTAATTTATCAGGGGTTGAATTAAGGTTCACTTTGAAAAAATACAAAGAAAATTGTAAATGTTAAATGTCTTAAAAAAATAAAAAAATGGCAGGATGTAATTGTAATATGGGTTTATCGAATACAGGTAGACCGAACTGTGTAGCAATACAATCAGTAACCGCAAGATTGATCATGGTTCCTTTGATCGCAAATGATGGAACAAAAAACAGCATTCCGTTGAACACTCCACTACCTGTTTGGAGTACTTTAACAAACAACGCTGACGCATCAAAAAGATGGTTTCCTTTACCACAATTCGAGAATGTAGAATTGCCTAAAGCAGAAACTAAATTTGAAGAAGCAAATAGTGGAAGAATGGTATTCCTTCGTCAAGGTAAGCGTTCTTTCGCAGGAGAGTTATGGGCAGAGGATTCTACTCCTACATTTTTAGGTAAATTACAAAACAACCGATGTGTTGATTTTGGTGTTTACATTATCGATGTAAATGGTAACTTGATTGGTTCAAAACAGAATGGAGCATTGTATCCAATTCCTGTAGACAACCCTTCATTTGATCCAAAGTTCATGTTCGCTACTGACTCGACTACACAAAAAATCATGGTTGCTTTTGACTTTGATCGTTTGTTTGATGAGTCTACAATGTACATGATTACTGCATCAGAAGCAGGAGTTGACTTCAATACATTGAATGGTATGTTAGATGTGAATTTAACAAACATCTCTAGTACTGCTACAACTCGTGTATTTAGTGCTGCATTGGATTATGGTACTGCGTTGAACCCTATCAAATTTACAGGTGGTGTTGCTGCAGACTTTAGTTTGTATAATAACACAGCAGGTGCAATCGTTCCAATCACATCGATTGTTGAGAATGCAGGTATTGCAGGTCAATACACTTTAACTGCAGGTGCATTTGTTGTAGGTAACTCTTACACAATCAAAGTAATCAGAACAGGTTACACAGGAAGTTATACATTTACTGCTTAATATTTTTAGTTATGAGTACAGAAGTTCAAGTAATTCCATTCAATGAAGAAGGAATGAGAAATTTTAAAGATGTAAGAGATGCTATTAAATACTATACTGAAACACTCGGTTTGAATGTAGCAATGACGCAAATTGAAAGATTGCATTCATATACATTCCAAATAAATACTGCGAATGTTAGTGTTAACGTAAGTTCTATGGATCCAAGAGATCCTAGTTTACGTGTTGTATTTGAGTCTGATGAACATTACGAAGTTTTCTTAAAAAACATCACAGATTGGGAAAATAAATTTGTTACTGATGTGCATCAAACTACTAGTAAAAAAGCAGTTAGTAAAGCAAAGTAAGTTTTGAATATTTAAAATTAAGGGGGTGTTTTAATGCACTCCCTTTTTTTTTGTCTAAATTTGTTCGTATGGAAAACTTGTTCAAAGGTACGGTGGTTATGAATTTGCTCGAAAAAGCAAGTGAAATTCAACACTCAAAAGTATGGAGAACAGTATTTACTGATGAAGAATTCGAAACAATGATACTCGACTTGATCAGAATTAAGCAATTATTCGAAGAAGGTATCGATGAAACAGGTCAAGTAATTGGATATTATTCATGGACTACCGAGAATATTTATAACTCATTAAAGAAGGCAGGAACTCCATACACGTTAAAAGATACAGGAGAATTTTACAAATCAATGGATATATTAGTTGAAGATGACTCGTTCATCATTGATGCAGATCCAATGAAAACAGACAAAACAGGCAATGAAACGAATTTATTTGAAAAGTTTGGCGAAGGTATTATTGGTCTTACAGATGATAACAAACAGGTCCTCATCGAAGAAATTAAAGAAAGATTCTACTACGAAGTTAAAAGGTTATTACAATAGCATAGACGAAATGAAATTGTATAATTGGATAAAATGTACAGGTGGGGAACTAAAGTACGCTAGGATCGAAGAAAAAGGCACTGAAATAGAAGATGCAATGGCATGGGAAATTATTTATGATTCATATATCAAAGAATTTGGATTGTCTCCCATCTACAGAAAACTATTAAATGCTGTGAAGGAAAAGACATTGTTAGAATTGGAATATGTAATTACCAAAGATAGGTTCAAGATAACCGAAATTGAAATAGCAGTTGCAAAGTTACAGACAATGATGTCTAATAACGGAAGTGGAATGTCAATTGAAGAAGCATTAATCCATGTTTCTAAATGGATGGGTACTTGGATTGACACAAGAAGTATAACAGTAAGAGATTACTTTAATTTAATGAAAGAGTATGGCAAAGCAAATAAAGTCAAGTGATTTATTCGAAGAAGAAGATATCTTCAAAGGATTACGTGAATCAGCAAAAAATACCATAGATGTATTTGATAAGTTGTCTTTAGGTATGAAACAATCGGCAGAAGAAATGAAAAAATCTGTCAATGATAATGTTTTGACCACGACAAAGAGTATTGAAAACCTAATGAAAACCTCTAAAGAAGCAACGCAATTGCAAGAGGACTCCATTAAAATCGATAAGGCTAAAGCAGAAGCATTAAAGCAGTACGCTATTGCAGAACAACAACTCGAAAAGATAGAGCAAGAGAAGGAAAAAACTGCTCAACAAAAACTTCGTACACAGCAACAAATCAAGAAAGAGGAAGAAGCAGAAGTAAAACGTAGTAAACAAAAAGCAAAGGCAGTACAGGAAGAAACCAATGCATACAAAATTATGTCTGCACAGGCTAGAGATCTAAAGAACGAATCAAAGGCACTTGCAGCAGAATTATTGAACCAAAAAAATGCTGGCCAACAAGGTACTGCTTCGTTTGCCGAAATGCAAAAGCGTTACCACGATGTTACTGCCGAAGCAAAAAGATTGGATACACAACTGAAAGACATCGACAAATCTGTAGGAGATAACCAACGTAGTGTAGGGGATTATGAAAAGGCTACTGTAGGATTAAAACAGCAGTTACGAAACCTTACAAATGCGTTGTCACAAATGGATGAGTCTGATCCACGCTTCCAACAAATGGCTATGGAAGCAGGTCAATTAAAAGATAAGATTGCAGACACACAAGCAGTAGTTAAAGGATTGGCAGGATCAGCGATGGAAAATCTCGGTGGTGGATTTGCTAAAGTCGGTAAAATCGGAGTAGATGCGTTTCAAGGAATTGAAAGTGCAGGTGTATTGCTTGGTGTAAATACCGATGCCTTAATGGAAACTATGGTAAGACTACAAGCATTGTCGGGTTTAAGCGATGCATTGGAAAGTCTAGGTGGTATTGGCGATAAGATTACAGAAATCAAGGCAGCGTTTACAGGTGCAGCAGTTAAGTTAGGATTATTTACTGCAGCGAAGGAAGTTGATGTAGTAGTAACCGAAGCACAAGCAGTTGCAACAACCGAAGCAACCGTAGCACAGGAAGGATTGAATGTTGCTATGAGTGCCAACCCTATTGGACTTGTAATTGCAGGTATCCTAGCATTGGGTGCAGCAATAGTTGGATTGGTTTATATATTTGATCAAGAAACCGCAGCAGAGAAAAAGGCAGCAGCAGAAGCGAAAAAACTCGCTGAACAACGTAAATACAATGCTAAATACGCTAAAGAAGCAGCAGAATTCGTTGGAAAGGAAACAGGAAGTTACGCATCATTAATTTACTCATTGAAAAGCACAAACGCTGGAAGTAAGGAAAGAAATGAAATAATGAAACAGATCAATTCTGAATACGGAACAACGCTTAAAAACATGAGTGATGAATTTGCATTCCAAGAGCAGTTGAATAGATCGCTAGAGGATTACGTAGCAGTACAATACAACAAGTTCAAGTTGCAAAAAAATCAAGAATTCTTTGATAGTCAACAACAAAAACGCTTTGAATTGGAACAGAAGATGTACAAACTTCAAAGAGAGACTAATAAAAACTTCCAAATGTCAGCAGATGCAAAGAAGGCTGCACTTGGAGATGTACAGGCAGAAATACGATTTAGAAATGAATTGGCAATGACATACAGAGATAGAAATATCGAAGAGTCAGTAGAATTCCAAAGATTTGAAAGTATCCAAAAACAGCGTTTGGAAATCGTAAAAGCACTTGAAGAAACAGAAAACGCAACAGAAAAACTTGGATTGAGACGAGAGCAATTACTTGAAACAGACAAGAAGTTAACTAACAACGGAAAAGTCTATGTAAAGCAAGAAAAATCCACTAAAAACGCTACTGACAAACAGGCGAAATTGAATACTGAATTTGAATTGACTAATGACTACTTGTCAAAACAAATAGAATTGCTTAATGCACTTGATGAATTGAAACAAAATAAAGAAGTTGCAAAAGCACAAGACGCTATTGATGAGCAGAAGGCAAACGACCTAAAAAGAGTAAGTGAAACAGGTCAATTGGAAGTTGATACAATCGAGAAACTTGTAGAGGATAAATACAAATTAATCCTTGATGGAATCACTATGCAAAGAGATGCACAAATTGCTGCTATTAGAGAAACATATCGTCTTGAAGGTGTTGAACAGAAAAAGGCAATTGAAGCAAAGAGAGATGAATTATTAGCACAGGAAGGACTTACTGCCGAAGCAAAGAAAAAGATTGAGGAGAATTATCAAAATGAATTGAAGAAATTCGACCAAGATCAATTGCAACGTAATGGAGATTTAGAATTAGAGATCCGTAAGATTAATGAAGAGACAAACGTTGAAATAGTCAATCAAACTAAACAAAAAAACTCTGAAATTGATACCTTAAATGATGAATTGATTGATGCTCAAATTGAATATTATGATAAAGCAAATGCTAAAACACAAGAGGAAAATGAAAAAACATTAGAGCAACAAAAGAAGCGTAATGAAGAAATAAAACAACTTGTAAATGCTAGTGCAGACTTTTTCATCAAAAAATCAGAAGAAAAAATAACTCAAATTGATAAGGAAATGGCTGCGGCAGAGAAGCAATACGCAGTTTATCAGCAGTTAGCACAGAATGGAAATATCAATGCACAACAATCTTTAGCAGAGCAACAAAAGATAATGGATGAAGCCAATTTGAAAAAGGAAAAAGAAATGAAAAAGCAAGAACGTATCAAACTTGCTCAATCAGTATTTAGTACATACTCGGCTAAAGTAGAAGCAGGATCAGAAAATCCATTAGTAGATACCATCAAAGACACTACATTATTGATGCAATTCATAAATTCACTACCTGCATTTTACGAAGGTACTGAAACTACTGTAGCAGATGCACTTGGAAAGCCAATGATGTCGGGTAGAGATGGTCATATTGTACGTGTCGATGGATCAGAAAAGATACTGAATCCAACACTTTCTGCAATGACAGGTAATATGACAACCCAAGAAATTGCAAAAGTCGCACAGGACTATCAAAATGGAAAATTAATAGGTTCGACTACTGCATATCAAATGGCACAATCGGTTGACTTCATTCAAATGGTAAACAAACTAGATGAATTGAAAACTACTATTGAAAATAAACCTGAACATTCATACGATGTAAGTAGAATATCAAGTACGCTATTAGAATTCGTAGATAAGAAAAAACAAGGCAATACGACTACATTTAATCGATATAAAGTAAGAAGATGAGACATTATTTAAATGACATAGAAATATCGCCTAGAAATCGCACAGAGATAGGTTTGATATCTACATTCACAGATGATCCCGATGTATTGAAATTATCGACTGACAACATCGTTTTACCTAGAGAAGGTTACGATATTATTCGAAATCACATACAGACAGTAGGTCTATTCGAGGGTGTACCATACAGAGTTGAATTGGATAATGGTATTGTTATAGACTATTACGTTGATTTAACGGAAGAAAGTATTGTAAGGCAACATGAAGTCGAAGTAAAGATAAAACGTAGAAAAGGACAGGATTCATTCTATGATAATGCTTATGGAACTTCATTCGAATTGATGCTATCTAAAGGTGTTCAGTTCGACACTTTCGATGTACCATATTTTGTCATAAAAGATAACCAACTTGAAACAGCAATTACGTTGGCTATTTCAATTTACGTTATGACAAAGGAAACAATCCAAGCAGCAAAGGATTTAGTAGAAGCAACCAAAGATGTAATCCAAGCAGCAACTCCAAATGCAGGTGTACCTCCTTCATTCAATACAGGAGCAATAATAACTGCAGTATTAATGGCTGCGGCAAGATTGGTTTACTTCGCTGCGTTGCTGGTTGCATTATTAGACTTGGCATCGCAGTTATTTGTATTGTTGTTTCCACCTAAATACAACTTATTAGGTTGTAAGGTTAAAGAACTAATCAGCAAAGGTTGTCAGTTTCTTGGATACACTTTCGAGTCATCATTGCTTGATGGAATACCACAATTGACATTGTTGCCTGTACCATTGGTTAGAGATCGTAAGTCAATATTTGAATTCTTGCCTGATGCATTCACTAGTCCATTTAATAAGGGTGTGCCTTCTGCAAGTGATACAACTCCAACTTTAGGTTCATTAATAGATGCAATTACCACAACCTTTAATGCTAGAGTGAAAGTATACAACGGAGTAGTACGAATTGAAAGATGGGATTGGTGGCAAACACAGGCAGTAAATATGCTAGAACCTTCATTGTCATTACAAGGAGAACGTGATGATGCATATTCCTTTAATGTAAATGATGTATGGAAGCGATACTACATAAAGTACCAAATGGATATGTCGGATTTGAATACATACGATGCCTTATACGATAGACATGATGCTGAATATTCAACTGAACCTACAAACATCATTAATGCTGATTTGGTAAGTATCAAAGGATTGCAAGAAGTAGATGTTCCATTTGCATTAGGTCGCAGAAAAGAGAAACTTAATTGGCTCGAAGAGATTGCAAAAGGACTATTCGAATTGATTGATACTGTTTCTGCAACATTCGGTGGTGGAACAGGATATGCTTCTCAAATCGGAGAAAGAAAGGATTGTATGCAAATATCACAACGATTTTTTAGCACAACTAAATTGATGTACACAATCAATGGAAAACAACCTGCTAACTATATGGATTACATTAGTGCTGCGGCATTATGGAAAAAGTACCACTACATCAATCAGATACAACTAAATGCATGGAGAATAAAAAATCAAGTAAGAGTAAGATTAAAGGCTTCTGAATTTGTAACTTTGCTCGACAACAATTACGTTGAAATGGAAGGAGAGATATGTGAAGTGTTATCTTGCGAATGGATTGATGAAAAATCATACTGCGTTATAACATACAGAAAGCCAGACACATATGCAGTTGGAAAAGTACAAACGATAACAATAAATGAATGATATGGATAATTTAAAATTGATCGAAGAATTGAGAAATAATTTTGACAAGTTACTCGAAATTAATGAAAAAATTCTAAATTCATTGCCTGACGATGTTAAGGTAGAGTCTGAAAGTGTCAGAAAAGATATAAGTGATGTAACTAAAGCAGTAAGAGCAGGAGATTTATCTGCTTTGAATGCATTAAAAGAAAAGTATGCCAATTTCAATAATAAATAGAAAATTTTACGATTATAAAGGTAATGGTCGTTCATTTTATAGAGCAGATGTAGGAGATTATCATCGTGTAAATATTAATATTGATGAATCTGTTATGGTAACTTCGGGTGCAAGTGCCTATCTTCAACTTAATCCAATTGATAACATAATAACGTGGAGTGGTGGAGATTGGGAAACCGAAGGATTTTGTCAAGGAGATATTGTACGATGTATTAAGTATACTTCGGGTGGCGGTATGATTACCGATTGGTATGCTACCATACAGGCAATTAATCAAGATGAACTTGACATCGACTCATGTCCAACTTGGATTGATCAACAGAATGGAGAAATCTTTAGAATTTACAAAGTGTTTCCTAGACAAGGACTTCTTATCGATATTAATCATGTACCTAATGGTCAAGTTGGTAATGAATTCTCTCAAATAGATGGAGAAGTTACTCGATGGAAATTTGATTTAACAACATTTAGTGTAGGTGGAGCAATATATGGAACTCCTGTTGGTAAGCAATCGGGACAGCATGTAATAATGGCTCGTTTAATTTGGGATTCAGATAACAATGGTGTAAGAAGTTACATTCTAACTATTGATTATCTTGTATCTCCTATCAACTTTCCAACATTGTTCAATAATGCAAATTGTCAAAAGTTATATATCAAACAAACTTGGGAGTCTATTTTAGGAAATCCAAACAATGTTACTGTATACATCGATTCTCATAATGGTGACACAGGTTGGTTTGATGAACCATTTAATACAGGAAGTGTCATTAGTTATTTAGTACAAGGTGTAAACTCAATTGATTATCAAAATGAGTCATATTTTAGTGTTATTGTTGAATGTCCTTTCGGAGAATTAGGTATTGGTTCATGTTATGTTCCACAAGATGAAGCATACTACAAGCATAGAACATATCCGCAGTCGTTTATGTCTATGAATATTGGTACAACTCAAATATGGGGTGCTGGTATGACTATTAGTTCATTTAATAATGAATTTGGTGCATACTATCAAATTGAAATACTGAATGTAAATAATATCGGTGGTCAACAATACCAATTAGATTTACGCTTTATGCCATCACAAGACTTTGCCGATTTCATGGAAGGAAGAGATGATGGAGATAGATCGTTTAAATTATGGATTAGAGCAGATGATACAAATCTTTTAGTATTTGATGACCAATTAACAAAGGTACTTCCTGTAGGAGATAAACTCAAATTTGAACAAGAAAAGTTTTTATACCATAATCAAAACTATGTAGAAACGACTAATAGTTCAAGTGGTTGTGAAGCAAATATTGAAGATGATGTTGCATTTACAGGTGCGTTTCAAATTCCTTATTTTAGTCAATGTGATGGATTAAGTGCTAGTATTATTTCAAGAAATGGTGCAACAGATGAGGAATTTACATTGAATAGTGTGAACTTTAGTTTTGATCAAATACCAATGTTACTTGGTAAGTATCAATTAAATGAAGTTGCACCTGTAGTGTCTACTTTGCCAACTACAAGTTTGAAACAAAATGCTTTGTTGTATTTGGATCCTCCATACAATAATGCAAATGATGAATATGGTGTGAGAATTTACTATCCATTTTTATTTAGATGGGAAGATTGGCTATCACAACCCAATGCAAGTAATGACTTTTATCCTAATAAGACTAAAAATTGGTATCCATACGATAGCACTACTGATTGGCAATTAGAATTGAAAATAGTCTTGACTAGAGAAGGATTAACGCATGAATATCGACAAGGATTGAAGTTGAAAAACTATGATACAGATCCAAACATATTTCAAGAAATAGAACTCATTTTAGATAGCACAAATCAAAGTGTAGGTGTTATAACAGAAGGTATGTTAATGCGTGTAAAAGCAACGCATACTATTATGAATGGAATGGCTTGGGACATAGATAATACTTGGGGTATGATTACAATTGAACCAACTGAATCTAGTCCTAGATGGATCTCATCTACAATAGTTCCGTTTGATAACAATACTAGCAACCCATTGACACCATTGAGTGGCTTATATTGTGATTTGCAAATAGTTGGACCCGTAGCAATTATGGAATGTTATTTTGATCCAAACCAAATTAATTTGGAAAATGGTTGTAAATTTACAACAAAGATAAAAGGTTGTTTTGTTACTCCAATTGGTAAGCAAAAATCAGATGGAACAATAAAACAAAAAAGTGATGGTATAATAAAAGTAAAAGCAGAATAATATGGCAGATTTAATACAAATGATTCATGGTTATGCAGACAATGTGCAGACCGCAGATATTGAACAATCATTGGTTGTTTTTGATACTGATGTATATGATAATAATCAAGGAATATGGGTTTCTAAACAATGTAACCAATGGCAAGTAATGGATTTCATAGTTAGAAATAAAAATGGATATATGATTGGTTGTTCACAGACAGCAAATATCGTTGCTCCACAAGCAAATCAGCCACAGACAATCAATTGGAATTGGACTTCTGCTCAAAATGGAATTGGACTTTATAATGGTAATGGATTTAGTCCAAACACAAGTGGTAATTACTTGATTACTGTTTCTGTACAAGTAACTAAATCATCGGGTGGTTCTCCTGCAACAGTAGATTTATGGTTGACTACAATTAATGGTGCATTGACACAATCCAATAGAAGAATGACAATACATTCTAATAATGAAGAAAATGTATTGGTGCTTAATCATATTGTTTATATTGGTGAAGGAACGCAGGTAAGTGTTAAATATGCAGTTACAGATGTTGCATTAATCTTTAAAGCAGAAGCAGCAAACGCTATCCACCCATTTACACCTTCTGCTCAAATAACAATTCGAAGATTATGATAAAATGTGATTGTGGTTTGATTATATCCTATACATTACCTGAACAAGGTGGTGTAAGTGCTATGTGTAATGTTGTTGGACAACAGAATGGTCAACCTGTATTTCAATTTACATTTTTAGGTCAATTGACATCTATTTGGTTTAATGGTTCAAACCAATGGTTTATGACAGGTGGGGACATATTAATCGGAGAATGGTTTGATACATGGGCAATTATGTATCAAGATGCCGATTTAGGAATTGGTTGTCCTGTTACAAATGAAATTCAAAGTTGGCAAATTACAGGTGGACCAAAAGGTTGGAGAGTAGATGAAACTATTGGTATAGCATGTGAAGTTGATTGTCGAAACGAGGATAGAATATTCAAAGAATATAAGTCTATTAAATTACCCGAAAATTTTGAAGAACAAGCACGAGGTT